ATCATCAACTGTACTTACTCCATCTTTTGTATCATTAGGAGATACATTAGTCGTTTGGTAAACTATAAAAGGAAATGTGCTTCCTTGCTTTGCTACATTAGGATAAATTCTTGTTCCTACTAATGCCGCTACATCAGAATTATTAGTCAAAATATTATATATGGCGTAACCTATTTTCATTTTAATATCCTAATGTTCCATATTTTTGCAGCCTTTTTTCATGCCTTTTTATAGCTTTAGCTGCCACCTCTCCAGCTTTTGTAAAAGCTGTACTCATCATTTTAACCTTATTTCTATTCCAAGCAGGAGCCATAAATTTTGTGGCTCTACTTTTATATTTTCCAAAATGCATAACTTCATCCCCATATTCAAGCCAAGCGCCATAATATCCACCCTTATTTTTTCCATAACTTCTTTTCACTCTTGGGCCTAAATAAAGGCCTAAATGGTTTTTACTATCTCTTGTTGTAAAAAAATGAATACTCTTTTTTAAAGTTCCTTTTTTAATTCTTAATCCTTTATTTGGGGGATAAACTACTCCCTCTCTTTTTGTTTTTTTACTTACCTTTTTGCTATCTCCTAAACTTGGAGCTAACTCTTTTGCATCTCTTAAAGCATCTTTACCTACTTCTCTCCAAAGCGCTTTCCAAACATTGTGCCTTTTAATCTGTTTTGGCAAATCTCCAAACATATCTGCAATCTCTTTTGCTCCCATCAGCTTTACAGCTGATTTCATTTGTTGCGTTTTTTTACCAAAGTTTGCCATCAATCTTTTTGTTCTGTAGTTATTTTTAAGAAAGCATCTCTGCCCTCTATTTGCTCAATGTTATGGACATAGTAATATTTTGTAGTGCTATCTTGCACGTATTTTATTCTCCAGCTTAATGTAGGCCCTGAATTTTCTTGCGTACCTTGTAGCCATGCGCTCATATCTAAATTCCTTATGTAAAAATCCACTTTTGTTATTCCAGTAATTTTATCACTTTCATTTTTTATACTTCCACCATCCCAATCTATTTTAGCCCAAACAGTTCTAAAATCTAAAAATTCAGTAATCTCATGGCTGCCATAGTCAGTATTGCCATAAACTGGGTATTGTATTACTACTCTCCTATCAAGCTCCCCTATTGTCATAAAGCTATCGTTTGCACTTTGTACTGCTCTAATAAATATTGAGCCGATTTAGGAAGCTCTGTAGCTATTCTTCCCACTATTACCTCTTGTCTATTTTGATACCAATTTCCAATGGTTAAAAGTACCGCTTGCTTTATACCTTGAGGCACATCTGCAGCTTCTCCATACCCTACTTTATAAGTAACTTCTACAGCGTTTATTCTATGTGCTAATTGAGGAAAATCTTTATCTGGCTTCAATCCTATCCTTGCTGGCTGGTGCTTTATATCTGCTAACCATATATCTGTTGAAAGAGTTTGCAAAGAGTTATCCTTATCATAATATTTTACATCTACCACTAAACTCACTTTACTTTTAAATAAATAGCTTATATCTTCCCATTTATCTCCATATTGAATAATTTGAGTAGTAAGGAAAAATCTATTTGTAAAAGCCTCTGCCGATTGTACAGCTGCAGCTATTAGATTACCAATAAGAGTATCATCTGCAGTAGTATCTACTTTAAGATGCGCTTTTGCTTCTGAAGTAGTTATTATTCCAGTACCGCCAGCACTATCTATTACAAAACTTTTCGCCATTTTCTTTTAGTTAAAAAAAAGGGATGGTAGCTAATACCACCCCTTTAATTATTAATTCCTAAATATTACGCTTCTAAATTCTTGTGGAATGTAGTAGCTTGAACAGCACCAGCATCAACAAGTGAAGTTAGTACATATCTTGGCTCTCCAGTTCCAGCTCCAGAGTAAATGTCGTATATCACATCAAGGCCCCCAAATTGCGCTACGTGTACTTTAGAGAAATCTCCAAACATAGCAGCTGTTTTTGAAGCAGTACCACCAGAGTTCAAATTAGATGTAATGAATGAGAAATATCCATTTAATCTTTTGTCAGCGTTATCATACAATGCAGAAACACTTGCTACTTGAGCTAAAGATTTAACATCAGCGTAAGCAGCTGGATTTAAGATATAAGCCATTCTTGCTCCCTCTAAAGCCACATCAGCAGCAAGTACATCAGTTTCCATTTTCTCTACATTAGCTACAGAGATAGCAGAAGTAGCAGAAGAAGTTGCATCCTTGAATAAAGATGTAGGCGCACTTGTTACATCATCATTAGCTAAAAAAGCTGATTCCATAGTAGCAGCAACACTTTGAGCCATGTTTCTTCTCAATGCAGCTTCTATAGAAGCATTTTGAGTTACAGCTTCAGCTGATACATTTACTATTGAGATACATTTCTTTGGGCTTAAAGTCAAAGAAGTTGCAGTTCCGTTTGCAGCTGGAGCAGAGCCACCAGTTTCAGCAACGAATCCAGAGTTAATAGAAGAAAATACTGGGAATTTCATGTTATTAACACCGCTGTAAAAATTAGCACCTGCAGAAGCCAAAACTAAATTAGCCTCAAGTTGATCAGTCCAAGCCATTACTTCAGTAGCATTACCTGCAGAAGTACCTACAGCAGCTCTTGTTAGTATGCTTGATGGAATACCAATGCCCTTAAATGATTGGCCAGTATATCTTGATTCGCTTCTTGCTTCCTCATCCATTTCTTTTACAAGGCCAGTAATTCTTCCATTAGCAGCTTGAGATAAAGCCTCTTGGAAAGAATAATCTCTTACCTCTTTTTCTACTTTTGTAGAAGTAACTCCAGAAACTACTGCAGCATTACGCTTGATAGTTTCCATTTTTTCTGCTCTTTCGATTTTAGAATCTAAATTGTCAACCTCTGTCAAAAGGCCATCAACTTCATTATTCTCATCTTGCGTTAAATCTCTTTCCTCTTTAGTAGCAAGCTCTTTTATGCCCTCTAAAGTTTCAATAATATCTGAACGCATTTCTTTTAATTCAATACTATTTTTCATTTTTCAAAATTTTTAATTATTATTTTCTCTTTTTCAATTCTATCTTTAATGCAACCAGAGAACGCTGCACTAAATCTTTTTCTTGTTTTTTATTTTCCTCTTTTTCCTTATGTATAGCCAATGAGCGTTTTGCTAAAGTTAAATCATCTGCACTTGGATAAGCTGGATAAGTTACTGGAGAAACATCATAAAGCTTTTTTACTTTATTGATAGTTCGTATTTCCCCATCTGCAGTTGATTCCCAAGTGTCGGATTCAATCGTAAATGCAAATGAACTCTGGGTTATATCTTTGCGCTCCATAGATACTATTAAATCTCTACCATAAGTAGTATCTGGCACATCAAAAGAATATTGTAAACCCTCATCTGTTTGCTCTAAATTAAGAGTGCCGCTTGTAGTTCTTGCCAGTAATAGATTAGGATCATGATTTACCAAGGCTCTGACATCATCAGTTAAAACATTTTCAAAAGCATTAGGAGCAATCACTTCTTTAAAGCCACCTAAATCACTTGAAAGCTGATTAAATACTGCAGCATGGCCAGTAATAGTAGTTGTACCATCTTCTCTTTTTTCAGTTCTGGTTTCAATGTTAAAATATCTTTTTTCCATAGTTATATTTTTTTCCCATAAATTTTCAACCTTTCTTGTTAAAGGTGTGTTTCTTTCTGTATCGTAAAAGCTCTCATGCTTTTCCTCTTTTACCTCCTCTTTTATTTCTTCTCTTATTTCTTCTTTTTTTTCCTCTTCAATTTTATCTCTTAAATTTTCGCTCCATCTAATAGCAGCATCTCCACCCCATAAAGCCCAGGCTATTCTTCCAGCACTTGGATAACCATCCTCTCCTACATTAAAACCCTCTGCCTCTTTATCTACTTCATGCCTTTTAAGATAAGCATACATTTTAATAACTCTTTCAATAGTCATTTCATCATCTAAAATCATTTGAGCAGTTTTAACTCCTACTTCAGTTCCACCTCTGCCAAATTCTTTTCTCCAATCCAATCCTTTTTGCGCTTCCTCTTTCATTCCCTCTGTAACGCTTAAATCAATATCCTCTAAAGCTCTTTCATCTTCCATTTCTTCACTTGCATAAGTAAAAAGAATTTTCATTGTATCGCCATCATCTCCCTCTACATCAATAATTATCTCTCCTTTGCTATGCAGCTCATCCATTTGCTCTTTGGTAAAATTCATTGTATAATCTACCTCATCAGCTATTGCATTTTGATAATAGCCCTCATTGTCTTTTTCTGCAGCTTCCTTTGAATCATAAATGCAAGCTCCAGTTTCGCCCCATTTCCATTTGCCGTTATCACATTCTTTAGCTGGCATCTTCTCCAATTTTTTCTATTGTTGTCATATTCATTTGCATAAAGTGCTTATCTCCACCCTCAATAGAGTTTAGATTTTCTTTTTGTCTTACTTCATTGATGCTCATATAGCCGTTAGTTATGGCTGTTTTGTAAGCCTCATTTCTTGTTTTTACATCTCCTCTCAATAAACCATTTACATTAAATTCAATAAATGATTTGCCCAGCTCATTTTTTCTAAATAGCTTGTAGTTCATTTCATTCTCTATCCTTGTAATATAAGGCATAAGAGTATAAGTAACAAATTCCTGGCTTTGCATTTCTATATTGTTAAAGCTGGATTTACTTAAATCTTTAAGCATGTGAGGCGGAATATTAAAAATCCTTGCAACTTCCTCTATCGAAAATTGTCTGCTTGAAATAAATTGCGCTTGATCTGGGCTAATAGAAATCGGCTTAAAGTTAAGGCCCTCTTCCAATATAATAGTGGAATTGCTATTCTTTAATTGCGAATAAGTATTGGTAAAAGAGTTTCTCAATCTTTCAATTGCTTGCTCACTTAATGCTCTATCTGTAGAAAGTACAGAGCTTGGCTTTGCCCCATTTTGGAAAAATGTAACGCCAAATTCTTCTATATTCAAACCCCAACTTAATGCCTTTTGGCATTGGTCTATAGGGCTTATTCCATTAATACCATCATCAGTTAGCGTTTTGAAATGCAAAACATCTGCAGCATCTAAAACGCCCCCACTATTAACTTGGTAAAAAAGCTCTCCCTCATTTATTACTACAGTAACATTGTCAGGATTCATTGGCAGTAATTGTATTGGCCTACCACTTCCATCTCTTACAATTTGTACATAGCTATTGCCATCAGTACAAATGCTCATCATTATATACTCAAAAAAAGTTATTTTGTTCTGGTAATTATTAGGGCGATATTTTATTAAATCATAAATTCTACTATTTGAATCTTCTAACTTATCTCCATTGGCTTGCTTTGTATATACTGAACAAGGCAAAGATGATACGCTCTCGGAAAGTAATCTAATAGCACACCAAACAGCAGTAAGCGTTAATGCTTTGTCATTGTCAATTGTACCAGCTTGAGGAAAAATAGTGTTAAGAGCTACACCTCTTTTTTCAGTTTCTTTTTCTTTTCGGATAAATAAGTTTGTAATAAAATCGGTAATTGCCAATGCTATATATTTTTAGGAATTTGCAAGAATAACAATTATAGTTCTTTTATCTATGCAACTTTGTTGCATTTCTTTTTATTCTTTTATCTCGGCAATTTCTGTAGCTATTATAGTCCGAATACTTACGCTTGCCAAAATGTTTCTCATGCTCTATTTCTGTTCTTTCATACGCTTCCAAATAGGTTTTTGTTTCCTTTGCGTACTTCCAAAATCTATCATCAAATCCATTAGGGCTTAATAAAGCCAGTATTTCAATATCTATTTTCATAATATTAAAAGGCCTCGATTATCATAAATGCTATCATCTTTCTCCTCGCTCATATATTCTGCCAATGCGGATATAGTTGCTGCAACTCCATCAATTTTTTCCTTACTTTTTTTCTTGCTTGGCTTATGGTTATCGGCTGCATCTATCTCCAGTTGCACATTACCCATCATCCATCTTAATACTGGATTTCCATCATGCTGAATTTCTTTAGCTAAAATTAATTTTTCCAGTTGTTTTGTTGGAGCTGATAAACTCGCAAATCCCTGCCCTAATGGGCTCATGTTAGCTCCATCTCCCACCAAATCTATAACGAGCTGGGAAGCATTCCAACGATCGTAACTTATGCTCTGAATCCTATATTTTTTAGATAGCTCATTTATCTTTTTTCTCACAAAAGAATAATCAGTTACATTGCCATCAGTTGCTATCATGTGGCCCTGCATTATCCAGCTCATATAATCAACCCCATCTCTATCTCCTCTGGCTTTAGCGTTATCTCTTGGAACGAAAAAGTAAGGTTTTATTTTGAAGATGTTATCTACTCTAAAGAGTAAAACAAAAGCTGTAATATCTCTCGTGCTGGCTAAATCCAATCCGCCCCAAGCCGCCATACCGCTTAAATCTCCCAGCTCTCCCTGACAATCCATCCAATCTTTGTCGCTCATCCATTTAACTTCATTTTCAGTCCATTGCGAAAGATGAAGCCGCCTAAAAGTATTCATGTAGCTTGGAATATCTAAAGCCTTTTGGCTTTCTCTTTTCATGTATTCTTTTTTTAAGCTCACGCCATAATTAGGATTTGCTTTCTTCCAGGTTTCTTCCTTTGTAATATCATCTTCAATATCTGCCTCATAAATTATTGGAAGAAATGAATCATCTTTAATGCTGCCATCTAAAACTTTCTTTGCATAAGAGTACACCTCAAAACAAATGCTTTGCTTATCATAGCCAGCTGTAGTAATAGCCACAACTAATGGCTGCCTCCTACTACCAGTTGATGTTAAAAGCGTATCCCATAAATCCCTATTTGATTGAGTATGCAGCTCATCAAAGATAACACAATTAGCATTAAAGCCATGCTTTGTTTTACTATCAGAGCTTATGGCTTGAAAGTAATTACCTTTGCTTTCATTTACAATTGAGTTTCTTAATACCTTTGATCTTGCTGAAAGTTCTGGATTGTTTAGAATCATTTGCTTTGCAATCTCATGTACTAAACCAGCTTGGTTTCTATCTCCTGCAGCTGCATAGATTTCGCTCCCTCTTTCATCATCTGCAAATAACATGTAAAGAGCAATGCCAGCTGTAAGAGTTGTTTTACCATTCTTCCTCCCTACCATAATTAGGCACGTTCTGTATTGCCTTAAATTGGTTTTTTTATTTTTCCATCCAAAGAGCTTTTTTACTATTTCCTTTTGCCATTTTTCCAATAGCAATGGCTGCCCAGTAAGCTCTCCTTTTGTATGAGTAATAAATTTCTCAATAAAACTTACAGCTCTATCAGCTGCCTCTTTATCAAAATAATATTTACTCATTAATCAAAATAATTTATTTGAGTGTTATTAGTTATTTTAGGAGCTGAAATACTGCCTCTACTGCTTGGCGTAAACCCAAACTCTCTTGCAATCTTTAGAGCATTAGCCAAACTATCATTGCTAATCTTTACCTCTGGCTTGCTTTGGCTATGCCTTAAACTTCCATCCTCATTGTAGTAATGATTCACTCTCCCTTTTTCCATTAGCAATTGCTCCATTTCAATATGCAAAGAAATAGCATTGCAATAAGCAGCCAATAAAACTAAATCAATTTGATGAAGCATTTGTAAATTAAAAAGCTCATTAGTTACATTGCGCCATTCTATTTGAGCAGTTTCTCTTAACCATTCTGGAGCTGGCGGCAATTCAGATAAGGTACTAACTTGCATTTCATTTTTAACTTGCCTTGATGCATCAAGAGTTCCCTGCATTTCCTTTACCTTTGTAGGTAGTTTTTTTCTTCCTTTTCCCATTAGTTTTTTAAGCTTGGCTCTGTTCTAATCAAGTATGGAATTCCCTCTTGTGTTTGCGTTTCCATATATTTTCCACACTTACAAAGAGCTTCTTTTACTCTCCATTTTTTTTCTACAAAAATTAAAGTTTGCTTTTGTAATTCTTTTTCTTTTTTACATTTTTTACAGATGAATAAAGCCATTTGTTTGGTTTTAGTTTGAGCATAAACTGATATAACTACCCATATCTCCAATTTTGCGATATCGATAGCGAAAGGCCATCGACGTCTTTC